GAATGTCAACACGGACTATGCACTGGGTTCTAAAACGTTTGATGGGTTTACACCAACAGACGGAAAATCTGGTGGTACTAACCCTTTTGGGGGTGGTGGATTAGATAATAATATTATTGATAAATCACCTGAAACAGTTTCTAAACCAAATCAAGTAGCCGCTACCGCGCCCAATCAAAAATCCGCTCTTGAAACGCAAATTGCAAATATAGTTAGTGAGCAAACCCGTTCGGCTAGACAACGCGGGAGAGCCGCATCTTCATCAACAGGCGCAAGCGGACAAGGGCAATATGCCTCAAGAACGCTGTTAGGAACGTAATATGGAAAATGACATTGCCACAGGTGTAATCAAACGGTACGACGCCCTTAAAGGCCAGCGTGGTACTTGGGAGAACCATTGGGAAGAGATAGCAGACAGGGTGATGCCCCGCTACTCTGGCTCTATGCAGTCTCCTGACAGTGGGATAACCCGTGGCGAGAAACGCACTAGCAAGATGTTTGACAGTACCGCCGCGTTAGGTCTTGAACGTTTTGCTGCTGCAATGGAGAGTATGCTAACACCGCGTAACAGTCGGTGGCACAGGTTAAGTGTAACAAACCCAGACCTGTCAAAAGATCGTGAAGTAAAACTGTATTTTGAGCAGACAACTAACATACTGTTTAAACACCGCTACTCACCTAAAGCAAATTACTCTAGCCAACAGCATGAGGTCTACATGGGCCTTGGTGCGTTCGGTACGAGTGCTATATTTCCAGACGCGCATGATGATGGCGGCTTACGTTATCAATCTATAGACTTACGGGAAATACTGTTTGATATGAGCCATCAAGGTATGGTGGACACAAGCTATCGTAAGTACAGCTTGACCGCACGTCAGATGCAACAGCGCGTCGATGTAAAACGCTGGGAAAGTATACCCGAAGCCATTAGTAAAGCGGTCAAGGACCAGCCTGATAAAAAGTTTGAAATTATACATTGTGTTCGGCCTCGTTCAGAAGTTGACCCGCGCAAGATGGATTACAGAGGTAAAAAGTTTGCCTCGTACTATGTCAGCGTCGAGGGTAAACACTTATTGAGCGAGGGTGGTTTTAACACCTTCCCCTATCCAATCAGCCGCTACGTCACTGGACCCGGTGAGATTTACGGGCGTTCACCCGCTATGTTGGTCTTGCCATCAATTAAAGTTCTTAATGAGCAGAAGAAAACAATGCTTAAGCAGGGTCACAGAGTTGTAGACCCCGTATTGCTATCCCATGACGACGGGGTGCTGGACTCGTTTAGTATGAAACCGGGAGCGATGAACCCCGGTGGCGTATCTGCCGAAGGTCGATTGATGGTGCAGACGCTACCCACGGGCAACTTGGCAGCGGGTCAAGAGCTAATGGACATGGAAAGACAAGTAATAAACGACGGATTTTTAGTTAGTTTATTCCAAATCTTAGTGGATACACCAGCTATGACGGCTACTGAAGTGTTGGAGAGAGCCAGAGAAAAAGGCGCACTCCTATCACCTACAATGGGTCGTCAACAGTCTGAGATGCTTGGGCCTATGATTGATCGTGAGCTAGACCTTTTAAATATGCAGGGTTTACTGCCGCAGATGCCAGAGGCTTTGATTGAAGCAGAAGGCGAGTATGACGTGGCCTATGACAGCCCTCTCAGTCGCTCTCAGAGAGCCGAAGAAGCTACAGGCTACTTGCGCACCTTTGAGACGGCTATTGCTCACGCAAACACAACACAAGACCTCAGTGTTATGGACTATTTTAATACTGACGTAATCTACCCGGCTTTGGCTGAGATTAACGCAATGCCTGAGAGTTGGATGAACGGACCAGAACAAATAGAAGCCTTACGACAGCAACGCGCTCAACAGCAACAGACACAGCAAATGATTGAGGCCGCACCCGCCGCCGCAGGTGTAATGAAAGCGTTAGGGTAATGGAACAGAAAAAACGAGACATACGCCCGCTTAAACAAGGAGAGTTTAGACAAAATAAAGACGGAACGCGCTCAACTGAAATAAGTAAGACAGTTACGCACCCTAACATTAACAACGGTGCGCCAACTAACATTCCTTCATTGTATGTAGTTAACGGCAAAGTTACAGAATTTCCTGATGACGACGAAGCGGTAAAAGCCGCACAAGATACAGGTTTACAGTTTCCTAGTTTTCCCGATATACCTTCCGCAGTTAAAGATGCGCAAACGCGCAGCAACGAAGGCGGGATTGCCGCAGGTAAAATTGGTGAGGTAATTAAAGAGTGATAGATCGAGTTAAAAGCTATTTACGCACACGCGCTCAAGATTATCGTCAGGTCTTTTCGGGTGTTCACGGCGAACGGGTACTAGATGATCTAGCTAAGTTTTGCAGAGCGCACGAAAGTACATTTAATCCAGACGCCCGAATGGAGGGCGTACTGCAAGGTCGAAGAGAAGTTTGGTTACGCATTGCGCGTCACCTTAAAATGACTGAAGAAGAACTTTGGTCACATTTTAACCCCCAAGGAGATTAAAACACATGGCTGAAGAAACAGGGTCCGTTGAAACGGGCAACCCAGAAGCAGCAGTAGACGCATCAGTATCCGCATCGGCAACACCCGGTCAACCTCCAGCAGCTACACAAGGCGCATGGATTGACAGTGTATCAGACACGGACCTACGCGGGTGGGCCGAAAACAAAGGACTACAAAACGGCAACTTTGAAAATGTCCTTAATAGCTACCACAATCTTGAAAAGATGATGGGCGCAGATCGTGCAGGTCGTACAGTCACACTGTTAGATGACACATCTACACCAGAACAGACAGACACATTTTATAATCGTTTAGGTCGTCCAGAAACACCCGACGCGTATAGTTTTGCGTTAGGCGAAGGCGCGGACACTGCCCGTCTTGATGGGTTACGGGCCACTGCCCACCAGCTAGGTATTACGGACAAGCAGTTCTCTGGGCTTGCAGAAGCCGACAGCGCGTACTTCTCTAATGTAGTTGAGCAACAGGGTCAGGCAGAACAACTGGCTGCTGTAGACGCGGAAAACGCATTACGACAAGAGTGGGGCGCAGCGTTTGACCAGAACATACAAGGTGTTGAGCAATACGCGGCGCAGCTTGGTATGACAGAAGCACACTTAGTTGGTTTGCGTGATAGCATGGGGCCAGTTGAAGCCATGAAGTTTGTCCATAGTCTTGGCGGCAAACTTGGCGAAGATTCAGTAGACCAAGGTGAAAGCGTCACGGGTGGAATGTTAACTCCCGCCGCAGCGCAACAGCAGCTTGGTGAGTTGTCTATGAACAAAGAATATATGGAAGCGTGGTTAAATCGCACACACCCCGGTCATAAAGCTGCGGTAGAAAAGAAATCTACTCTGGCACGTCAAGCCGCAGGGCAAGCACCATGAGCGCACAGACTAGGTTAGAAGCGTTAAAATTAGCTGTGCAATCTGGATTAGAAAGTAGCGACATTCTTGTACTAGCTGAAGAGTACGCAAACTTTATTGAAGGGAGCGCAACCGTTGTCAAGATTAACCAAACGCCACCAGAAACAGAGATTGTCCCGACGCAGAGTGCTACCCCCAACGAAAATCAACAACAACGGCGATCTCGAAAGGGTCGTCGTTAAAATAAAAAATAACAAACGGGTTGCTTTTTTGTAGTTGACGTAATAATCTTGCATCAAGCGCACCAATGATGGTGTACGAAACGGCTACCTCTGATAACCTTCGGGCCAGTAACCAGCCTTATTAGTTTGGCCCCAAGTTTCTTGGATAAGCCTTCCAGCTCTGTTTTTAACCGGATAGAAGGAAGGCATATTAACCATGTCTAATGAAATCCTCGATTGGTCAGTGATTGACTATAAATCGACAGTAGAACATCTCTTACAACAAAGAGGTTCTAAATTCCGTTCAACCGTTATGGAAGATAGCTATAACGGTAAAGCTGGCGCAGCAGTTAACCAAATTGGTGCTGTAAACGCTCAACTCAAAACAACTCGTCATTCTGACACACCATTAATCGAAACACCTCATGATAAGCGTTGGGTTTATCCTAGCGATTACGAATGGGCTGATTTGATTGATGATCAAGACAAGCTACGCATTATCGCTGATCCAACCTCACCATACGCTATCAACGGCGCAATGGCTCTAGGTCGGGCTATGGATGATGTTATCATTGCGGCTGCTACAGGCACTGCTAAAACAGGCGAAGACGGCACTGTTTCCACAGCGTTCCCCGCTGCACAAACTGCTAGTACTACAGCGGGTGGATTAACTATTGCCAAGCTACGTGAAGCTATGCAGTTGTTAATTGCAGCAGAAGTCGATGTAGACAACGAAGAACTATATTGTGCTATTGGCGCTCAACAGCACGATGACTTGTTAGGTCAAACTCAAGCAATTAGCTTGGATTTCACAACCAAACCTGTACTTGTTGATGGTCGCATTAAGTCGTTCATGGGTTTCAATTTCATAGACAGCCAACGTCTAGCACTCTCTGGTACAGATCGTACCGCAGTATGTTGGGCTAAATCTGGATTGCATCTTGGTTTATGGAATGACATCAATGCACGTATCACTGAACGTGATGACAAATCTTATTCAACACAAGTTTATCTAAAGGCTACCTTTGGCGCTACTCGTGTAGAAGAGAAAAAAGTCGTCGCAATCACTTGTTCGGAGGCTTAAATAATGGCTACTACATACAGTGTCCAAAAAACTAAGTGGAACCAAGATACGCCAACTACACGAATTAAGCCTAATGAACAGGCTGGTCGTGTGCGTGTTGCTTACGCATTAGCTGAAGCATCATCGCTTGCTGTTGGTCCAATTGAAATGTTTAACCTTCCGAATGGGGCGCGTATCCTTTCGGGCGAGTTAATGCATGACGCTCTTGGCGGTTCTACTACAGCTTCTGTAGGCCACGCGGCTTATAAGAATGCTGACGGTACAGTTGTTGCTCTTGACGTTGATGAATACAAAGCTGCGGCGGCATCAACTTCAGTTACTACAGTTGATATCGCTGCTACATCAGCACTTGGTCGCAACAGTGTTGTCGATGCAGACGCTGATGGTATCCCCATCACGGTTGTAATCGCTGGCGCTGCGGCTACAGGAACCATTGAGTTGACAATGTTGTACGTTGTTGACTAATTGATTAGGTGGAGAAGTTTAAACACTTCTCCACCGTTTCTTTACGGGTTAAAGCTAGGAAACACCAATGGCAAGTGCAGTAGATATATGCAATTTAGCTCTTCAACGTTTAGGAGCTAAATCAATTGGAGCTTTGACCGAAGACACTACGGCAGGGCGTGAATGCAACCGTGTATACGAACACGCTAGAGACAGTGAACTTCGTTCTCATCAATGGAGTTTTGCTCGAACAAGAGTTGAAGTAGCTGCGGATTCTGTAGCACCCACTTTTGGTTTTGCAGCCCAGTACACACTACCTTCTGATTATGTGCGGCTATTACCTGCGCGTAACACAGCTACTAATACTTATGCTTTAGGTGGAATTGACCCAAACATTGATTGGCAAATTGAAGGGCGTAAAATTCTTACTAACGACACTGCACCACTTCAAATTATCTATTTAAAAAGAGTTACGGACCCTAACGATTTTGATGAATTGTTTATTGATTTGTTAGTGTCGCGTATTGCTATGGATGTGGCAGAAAAAATAACTCAATCCAACACAAAAAAATCAGACGCTCAAAATAGATACGTTTTGGCTAAAAGAGAAGCTAAGAAGATAAACGCATACGAACGACCACCACAAGAACTGCCCGTCGATGGGTGGGTTGCT